GTATGGTATTGATTTGCTCCACGCTTCGCAAACAAATTTAAAATTAGAAGCGGTTTCTCCAGGTAAATGATCTGTAGGAAAGTCAAAGCTATCACTATCGTTTGCTCTTGCATCTAAAAATGTTTCTATCTCATCTGCTTCTGTTTCTGATACGTTATAAGTAAAACTAAAAACCTTTGGATTTTGATGTTGAGCTAATCCAAATAAAATCCTATGTTCATAACCATCAGCAAAACGAACAGTACGAGTTAAAGGTGCAGACCTTTTCTGTTGGCCGTATGTAGGTTTTATTGAGGGAAACGTAGCCATTATGCAAGTAATCCTCCTGGTCTTTTTTGCTGTATTATTTCAGATTGTACTGCAACTGAGATAAGACGACCAAGTTCTCTACCTCTATCTTCATCTCCTTCAACAGAAGAACCCGAAGCATCTACGTTTACTACGATATTTGTTGAACCACCAAGAGCATGATTTGGTGTAATCATTCCTGATACGCCTGGACTAAACATCTCAGGACCACGTTCTCCTACGATATAACTTCCTCCTGCCATCACTGGCCCACCATCTGCTCTAAGGCCAACTCCTCTATTTAATCTTGGTCTTGGAGTTACATTAAAAGAACCTGCTGGTAAATCTGCACCACTAGGAATATTTGTACCAAAAGTCCCTGGTGCTGGGTTAAAAGGTGTTGGAGTAAGGGCAGGAGTAAGGAAATTACTAAACAAACCAAAAATACCCGATCTTATTTGTGCAGCTAACATTTGTGCAGCCATATCTAAGAAATGATCTGCTGTTCTGGTAAATAAATTTCTTAAAGCACCTTGTGCAGTCATTGAGCCAGTGACAATTCCTTTAAAAGATTCAGAAAAACTTGCACCAATACTTTTACCAAGTGCATCAACTTGATATAAAGGATCTAATAATTTATTTAATTCATCTACAGGAGCTTTTATTACTGCTTGTTTTCTTTCTTCCTCTGTTCTTCTTATTTGTAATTCTAAAAGAGTTTTTGCATCTTGAATTTGTTTTTGTACTTCTAATTCTTCCTCTGCTCTTTGCTGTTTTCTGATTTGTCTTAAACGACCTTCTGCTCCTACCCGTTCTTTGATTTGCATATTAAGTTCTTTATTTTTTTTAATTGTTAATTCTAAAATTTTATTTTCTGCTGCTCTTGCTCCTTGTGTGTTTAAAATCTCTAAAACGAGTCCTGCCTGTTCAAATCCTAAATTTTTTGTAATTTGATCCATCTGACTTAATATCGCAGCATTATCTTTTAAATTGGCAAGCATACCAAAAGTAGCTTCATCTCCAAATACTTTTAATAACGAAACACGAGCAGCAGCACCGAATTGTTCAAATGCTTTTAATGCTTCTAATGCTTCTTCTTTTGTCATATCCATTGATTTAGCAAATTCTCTTACCTGACTTGCTGTGAATTGAGATTGATTACCTGTAGCTGCTATTGACTTATTCAATTTTTTTATAGCCTTATCAAATTCTTGTGCTTTAGTTATTTGAGCAGCAATAGCAGTAGCAGCAATAGAAGCAGCAAAACCACCACCTGGTGCGAGTGCTCCTCCAATACCACCAGCTAAACCACCAAGAACAGAACTTAAACCACCAGCTCCGAACAATAAAGGAAAACCTCCACCAATTAATGCACTACCAGCACCGCCTTTTAATCTGCCCATCGCACCACCTGGCATAGCAAAAGGACCACCTTGTGCTTGAGCACCAAATCCTAACCTAGCTGATAAACTTTGTCTTGGTCCTATCTGACCACCTGCAATTCCAAAATTACCACCAGGTAAAAAACCTTGAGTTGTAACAGCTTGTGATTGTCCTGCTAAAAATATGGCTTGCTCTTGATTAATTTGTTTTCTTAGCCTTCTTTCCTCTCTTAATCGTCTTAATCTTGCAGCTTCAGCATCTCTTTCTGTTTTATTTGCTCTTTTTCTTGCTTGGTTAAGATCAAATGTTGATTTGGATTGTTCTTGACGCACTATGCGTTCTGCTTCTGCTAATTGAACCAATGAAGTTCTATAAGCATCAGTTCCCCTTGCTGCTGTAAAGAAATTTGTTTTAGCTTTAGTTAATACAGAATTTAATTTAGCTAAACTTGGTGCTATTCCTTTCGCACCACTTTCAAACTTTTTTAATTCTTTATTAGATAGTTTTATATCTTTTACAGTATTATTAAGACTTTTATTAAATGCTTTAAGCTGCTGTGCTCTTACTTTTACATCTAAATTGACATCATAATTTGCCACTTTCTATAAAAATAAAAAACATTTATCTTATTCTACCTCTTTTTGCTTTCAAAGCACTATTTGTCTGTGCTCGCTTCTGATCTTTTTCATATTCTTCATGTTCAAGTTCAAAAAAAGCAGCCCAACCTATCATTTCTTCTTTTGTCATTTCTCGACATATCTCTGCAACTGTTTTATGTAACGCTTTAGCTAATGTATAAATAAATTTCCAATCATTACTCGCTTTTTAAATCGGCTTTAGCCTCGTCTACCCCCTTTTCTCCTGCGTTTATCATCGCTACCTGTATTTGTTCTAATACTGATGCCTCTATTTCTCTTCTTAAACTTGCCTTGTCTCCATCTTGAAAAATTCTATTACCGTCTTTATCGAGAGCTTTTGTAATCATTAACTGAAGTGAATAATCATTGAAATTATCAATCAAATTACCACCTGCTTGTTTTACGATTATTTCTCTTTCGGCAAGTGTAAGTGGGTGCCAATATACAGTAAAAATAGTTTTTCCATCTTTTACAACATCATGTGTATATAACTGTGAAACACCAAAATTGGTTTTTAAAAGATCAACTGCTCTTGTCATAAAAAAAGTATTGCTACTTTATTATACTAGGCATTGGCTGAGAATTGGCAAGATATTACACCAACGAAATGACTTCTATCTTCAATTTCAAGCATTGTAGGTCCATTTATATCCTGTACTCTTGGCTTTACACTAAAAGTATCTGTGTACCCCGAAGCGTTTACAGAAGTCAACCCATCAATTACAGCTTCAGCTATTTCAGATAATTGACTTGTTCCTTTACTTTTTGGAACGTAAATATTGCATTGAATTACACCTGAATAATAATCTGAACTTGCTCCTTGATTTTGTAATGTAGATTGAGTGTAATTAACCATCATCATCACATATTTTTTAGTCTTACCCGAAGTGGTAAAAGTAACATTGTCATAAACCATAGATACAGTTGGATCAACGTCCGAAACTGCGTCTGTAACTGCTTTTTCAAATGCTGCTCTTGTTTTTACTAAAGTCATAATTAAAACTCGGTGTAACCAACACCACCTTCAAAAGATCCAAAACCACCCATTTTCCGTGATGCTACAAATATTCTACCTTTGCTTGTCATAGTTTCTTGAATTAATCTACCTAATTCACCTTGAACAAAGAATTGCACTTTGCCTCTCTCTAAAGCATAAGCAGCATATTTAGCTTTATTTCCAATAAAAACTGATCTTTTTATGTTAAATGTTTTATCAACTGGAAATCTTGGTTGTATTTTATAAGTTGTATTTTTAGATTTAACAGAATCTTTATTCCAAGAATCTTTTTTAGCTTTTTTGATATTAGCCCAAGGTTGAAAATCCTCTACTCTATCAACTGCTTTCACTCCCATAGTCTGTACTTTCCAACTGCTTGCAAAAAATCCGGTATAAACTGGACTACGTTTTTTAGTTGATAATGATTTATGAATCTTTCTAATTAATTTATTAAAGTCTTGATTCATCTGAGCTTCCAACTCTTTAGCAGGATTAGATTTTAAAAAATCTTTAGCCATTAAAAGCGCACCAAAATTGTAAACAAATAAATCTGACCGCCTTTTTTTGTATCTAAATCATAAATTTGTGCAGTTCTTGTTTCTCCCGCATATGTCAGTTGAATCTCGTCATCAAAATCTACTTGATTATTACCAATCAAATCGGGAGTAATATATAATTTTGCCTGCCTCATTTCTTTACCTTCATCTTCTTCAGATCGAATAAACTCAATCGGTACTTTTATATCTGAGTAAGTTGTGTCTACAGTAACTTGCTCTCCTGTCTCTACGTTATAACTTGAAACTCCTTTCTTTACATAAGTGATAGTTGTATCGAGAGAATCTCCCAAAGTTGCAACTATATCTTTTGCAACGCTTTTTAATAGTGAGTCAAGTTGTCCTGCCATTATCCTCTAACTACCCTCATTTGAAAACTACCAGCTCCACCAAGTATATAAGCACCTAAATAACTTTGTAACCAAGGGTAAACATCAAGAATATTATTTATAGATCCTGTTCCTTGACTATCAGTATTGTATTTAACCTGTATATCTCCTAGTTTTACTTCTTCAAAATTACCATCTTTACCGGTAGTTCCTGTAATAGCATCAGTATCATTTGCTAAAGCTCTAGCTAGTTCATATTGTGCATATTTAATATTCAATGGAATAGTAGAACAAGCTAATTCAACACCATCAACTTGATAATTATTTCTTGGAAACTTCAATGCCTGTCCATCATCACATCTATCTCCATAAAACACAAAACTATCAATCCATCTAGTTGCTGATATTAATGCCCGATTCTTCTGATCATCTGTTTTATTAGTCCAAGTGCTCGAATCTGGTACGGTTTCAAAATAACTATTAGCTTCTGTCAAAGTGACATAGCTATTAGCGTTAGCATCTTTTATAGTTGCATTTATAGTGGCTGCCACGATAAGAAAGTAATTTTAGTTTTATTGTAGCGTAAAGAAAAAACCCCACCAATAATTGATAGGGTTTCTTCATTGCCTTGCAACTTAATACTATTAAGAAATAGTTGAAGTATCAAGTGGTGAGTTAACGATTAGCTCAACAATAGGGATTAAATCTACATCATATGTAGCAGCCCAATTGCTTGAACTCATTAACTGAGCATTAGTTGGGTTATCTGTAGCAGACGCCCACTTAGTACCCATAATGTGATAAGCAGTATGATAATCAACTGACATGACATCTTGCTTAGATAAGATGTTTCTATCTGATTCAATGCTTAGAGGAGATTGCTGACCTTCAAGAATTGTTCCTGACTTAATTAAGTAACAACGGAACTCAGTTTGATGACCAGATGCACCTGGAGCAGATGTATTAACTTGAGAGTCAATAACAACATTCATGCCTGCAAACTGACCGATTGATCTGTCAGTAACGCCAACACCACCGCCACCCCATTGGATAGCACCACCAGAAGTTAGAGAATCACTAGAGAATGTCAACATACCAACCTGATATAGGTAGTAAGCAACAGATGGGTGAATTACTAGAGTATCTAGCTCTTCGCCTCTTTCTCCAAGAAGTGATCTTGCTCTTGCTGCTGTAGCTGCTGTTAGGAAGTTGTCAGCAGTAGCACCAGTACCAGCTTTTGCAATGTCAAGATGGTTAGCACCTAAAGCACCTGCACCACCAGCAAATAAACCATTTAGATGACTAAATAATCTTGCTGAGTTTAATTTGTTGATAGCATCTGCAATTTGGTTTCTGATGTGACCCATTGGATCTTCACCAGCAGCCAATACAGCTACATCATCAACAGCATACGCAAAACCTCTGTGACAGATAGTTGCGATTTGTGTTCCTGTACCAATCTTCTGTGGTGTCAAATAACCATTGTTACTTGTACCCCATGAAGCTGTACCATCTAAGATTTCCTCAGTTGGAGCGATTGGGTTGAACTCTGGAACTTGGATTCTTGTTCCACCTTCTGATGCGTCAAGAAGTGCGTTACGCACAATAGCACCAGACTTAATAAAAGCACTACGTTCTTTGATTGCCTCAGAAACATAGGTGCTCAAATTATTTCTCTTTACGATGTCAGCTAATAAGACACCACCAGAGTAATTCTGAAACGGAGCAGCCATTTAGAATAATTTAGAAGTTTACAGTAACCAAGCCACCGACTTGGGTGTTGAATCCACCGAATCCAACAATTATGATTGAGCCTCTTGCTTGAGCACCGCAGCAAGCTGAGGGTTCTGTTCTGATATTAGCATTTGTTGAGTTATATTGCCCGTTTTCCAAGGATTTACCTGTCCTCCACCCACGTTTGATGTAGGAGTTGGTTTTGCACCCATTCCTGCAGCAGTGCTTGGCTTGAAATGATGTTCCCAACCACTACCAGGATTCTTGAGACTTGTGAGATAAGAGTCTAAATCCTGTTCGACTCCACCATTTAAAATTACAACTTTACCTTCAGCATTTTTTTGTAACTTATTTTGTAGTAAAGAAAGAGTCTGTTCAGCGTTGATCGCACCAAGGTTGCTGATAGCTGCAAGTGCTGTTGTTTTTGTAGAAGCTAATTCATTAGAATTTTTTAAATCTTCAAGCTGCTGAGATAAAGTCATTATTTGTTGATCTTTTTCTTGAGCAGTTTTATTTGCCTCCTCCCAAAGAGTTTTCCATTG